GACGGGCTACTAGTAGGTATTAACATGAAAGAGGGAGCATACAAATGAAAAAAATAGTATTAGAAAATTATTTGACAAGATTTATGAGATATATTGTAGATTGGCGGGCTACTAGAAAAGTAATACGTCAGCTACATGAATTGCCTGATAGTACTCTGGAAGATATTGGTGTACGACGACATGAAATAGAACGCTTAGCTTACACTCAGGTGCAAAGAAAGAACTATGAAAAATAAAGTATGGCGTATATGGGCAAAAACAATAGGTAGTAAAATATCTGATAATGATACTGAAGCCGATATCTCAGCTATTATAAGAACAATATGGGTAATCACACATATGGTTGCTTGCTTCTTTATAATTGCTCATAATGGTACAAAGTTAGGATGGTTTTAAAATGGTAGATAAACAAACAATAACATATAATGACAAAGAATATGATGTCTCTGACTTAGATGAGAAAGAATCATACATGTATGCACAAGTAAGGGCACTAAGAAAGAGAATAGCAGATGCTAGGTTTGACTTAGACCAGTTAGTAGCGGCAGAGAATGCGTTTGCTAATACACTTGTAATATCTTTAACAAAAGAAGAAGGGAATTAATATGTCTTGGCTATTTGAAGATAGATACTTAAAAATTGCTGGTGATATCCTAAGACATGGAAGTCCACAAGCAAGTCGAAACGGAATTACTTATTCCTTACCAAATCAACAGCTAAAGTTTGATTTAACAGACGGTACATTCCCATTACTAACTACTAGAAAATCATATTACAAGGGTGTACTGGGCGAATACTCTGCAATGATAAGGGGTCCTAAACATGTTGATGACTTTAAAAGATTTGGTTGTAACTACTGGGATAACTGGGCTGATAAAGAGGGTAACATTAAAGTTGACTACGGGAATGCGTGGATTAATTACGAAGGCTTTAATCAAATGGAATATGTTTTGGATCTGCTGCGTAACAATCCAACTAGCCGTCGCATGGTTATTAGTGGATGGCGTCCTAATAAACTCGATGATTTGGATTTACCCTGCTGTCACCATAGCTATCAGTTTTGGTCTGACGGTAAGGTGGTGGATCTGTTATGGGTCCAAAGATCCGGAGACTGGATGGTGGGAGTTCCCAGTGATGCTATCCTTGCATCTATTATGCTGCTTTGTTTCAGTAGTCTTGCTGGCCTCACTGCTAGGTCTATTAGTATGGTAGTTGGTGATGCTCATATTTATGAAGAGCATGCTAATGAAGCACACAAACAAATACGAAAAACACCGTGGTATCCACCGAATTTTAAACTAACAACACAGAAAACTTTATATTCGTTTGTACCAGAAGATCTTACAATTGAAGATTATAAACATGAAGAACCTATTAAATATGTATTAAAGGATTAAATAATGACGTATATAGTGAACCCTGATATGCCTTGGCATTATCATATTGAAGATATGCATGCTAAATTTGGTGTAAATGAGTGGATAGATAAACAATTAGAAGAGCCTGATTATAGCAAACTAAAAGAATATTTGAAATTTAGAATTGACTTTTTACAAGAAGAACTAAATGAAACAAAAGAAGCCTATGAAGATGGGGATGCTAAAGAAATTGTTGATGGTCTTATTGATTTATGTGTTATCGCCATTGGAACATTGGATGCATTCGGCTGCGACACCGCTGGTGCTTGGGCTGAAGTCATGGAAGCAAACATGGCAAAGAAACCTGGCGTTAAAGCTACACGTCCTAACCCTCTTGGTTTACCTGACCTTATTAAACCTGAAGGATGGGTTGAACCAGATCATACAAACACTACAGGTTTTATTCCAAGTTTATTTCCAAGAAAGGAAAGCTAATGACTTTATTAGAAATTAATGTTACTCAAGATTTTATAGATCAACGAGAAGATCGTGCTAAAATATATAATCCTGGTAAACGTTCAGAACTGCAGCTAAGACTAGATATTGAATGCGAAATATACGAATGGTATATGATATCTGAAAGTAAGTGGGATGATGATGATCGATGGCAAGTTGATGGAGTATGTCCTATCTATGGTAACGTTGATGTTAAATTTGTAAAGAAATGGTATAACATTACATGCCAAAAGCTTATTTATATATTAAGACAAAGAGATATTACCGAGCATTTCTTCTTTTGTGAATGGTCTAAAAGACCAGAACGTCTCCTTGAAGCAGGTGATAAAGTAACAATTAATTTACTTGGTGCTGTTCCGTACTGGGATTTACTAGATAATATTAAAACCTCTAAATATAATGGATACTATGCTGATGTCAAAAAGCTCCTATCGTAATGAACTAGATCATTTAACTGAACAACCATTTATAATTACTAATTGTAAAACATGTAATAAAGAATATTATCGTATGGCTATAGACAACAAAGATTACACTTGTCCGCCATGTGCTAATGGAAAGGAACCCAATGAGGTTAACATTTGATATTGAAACTGACGGACTAGATGCTACTAAAATCTGGTGCTTAATTTGTGAAGACATTGATACTGGACGTATTATGAAGTATACTGATGAAAATAATAATCATACTGGCAATCTTAAAGCTGGCTTAAGTGTACTACAAAATGCAGATTTGCTTGTTGCTCACAACGGAATTGGCTTTGATGCGTTACAAATACTAAAGCTCTATGGTATTGATTTGTATGGTAAAAAGATATTTGATACCTGGATTGCATCTCAAGTACTTAACTATCGCAGACCACACAAGCATGGCTTAGCAGGTTGGGGTGAGCACTTAGGCTACCACAAATTTGAATTTAATAACTTTAGTGAGTACTCAGAAGAGATGATGACTTACTGTAAACGTGACGTTCAACTTAATACTGTGATCTTTAAGAAGCTAATGGAAGAGCTAACAATACTAGCTGCTTCACAACCTTTAATTAGAGAAGGCTTACGTAGTGAAATGGAAGCTGCTAAGTTTGATGCTTACTGTAGATATTACGGTTGGCAATTTGATGTAGAGAAAGCTAATAAGACATTGAATTTATTACTAAACCGCATGAAATACATTGAAAATATTATTGAACCTAACCTTCCAGCTATTGTAAAATATATTGACAAAGTTCCGAAGACACCTAAGTTTACGAAGAAAGGTGAGTACACAGCAACAACATCTAGGATGCTTAGTGAGTACTTTAAGAAACCTATTAAGCCAACTGATACACACATACTACCAGCTGGTAAAGAGTTTCAACGTAAAGAAACAGTTAAAGCTGCGCTCGGTAATATGGAACAAGTTAAAGAATATTTATACTCAATTGGCTGGGAACCTGACGATTGGAAAATGGAACGTGGTGTATATGGTTGGGAAAAGAAATCACCTAAACTAACCACTACTTCATTAGAAAAAGTAGGTGAACACGGAGTACTAATAAATGAATGGACAACACTCAGATCTCGTAAGGGTGTGCTTGAAGGATGGCTTAACCAATTGCAAAAAGGAAGATTGCACGGAAGACTGTGGATTGTTGGTACACCCACATTCAGATGCCGTCATGAAGTCATTGCAAACCTTCCGGCTGTTAATGCATCGTGGGGAAAAGAGTTACGAGAGTTACTCGTTGCCGAACCAGGGCGTAAAATTGTTGGTGCGGACTCTAGTGGTAATCAGTTTCGTAGTCTTGCTCATTATGTTAATGATCCAAAGCTAACAGATCAAATACTTTCTGGAGATATACATCAGTATAATGCAGATATTATTGGTACTGATAGACGAACTGCAAAGACCTGGATCTATGCATTCCTATTTGGTGCAGGTCCTACAAAGCTAGGTCAAGTGCTAACTGGAAAGAAGATTGTAAAAGCAGGTAATGATTCCATAGAAAAATATGGTGATGCAATACCTGGTTTGAAAGGTTTGAAAGATCGTATTGAAGAAATATGGAAGAAGACTTCGGGATCTACTGAAGGTTATATACCTGCGCTAGATGGTCGTAAAGTCTACACACCGCAGCCTTATCAAACACTTAACTATCTTTTGCAATCATGTGAAGCTATCACTACTAAGTCAGCTGTTGCATACCAACTACAAAAGATTAAAGAAGAAGGCTTAGATGCTGAACCTCGTTTGTATTATCATGACGAAGTTGCATGGTCAGCTGCTGATAAAGATGCTGAGCGTGTCTTAGAGATACTAGTAGAATCATTTGCTGAAGGTCCTAAGAATGTAGGTGTTACTATAATGGCAGGTGAAGGATCAATCGGAAACAACTATGCGGAAGTACACTAATGGAAACAATTAAATCAATAGAACACCCAGGTTACTTTGTAACTACTCATGAGAAGCCTGATGGATATACACTTGGTGACTGGAATCATATGGTTAAATGCTATCATACTAGACAAGGCCGTATAATTAAAGAGACTGTAACATACAGTAGCCCAGTACTTGATAAACCTAGAACTGAATATGAGCCTAAAGAAATTGATACTGAATTCGGTATTGAAGTAATCTGGAGGCCATGGCATGGGTAATCTTAATATATTAGTAGATGCTGATTCTATATTCTTTAAGGTAGCTTATGGTGCAACTTCAGAATCAGATCTGCGTAAAAAGTATGACAGCTTTTGTAGAAAGCTAGAGCTTACGGTTAAAGATAAGCTATGTAATCCATTTGATGAAGATGAAACAGCTACAACTTATTATGCAGTGAAGGGTACAGGTAATTTTCGTAAAGATCTATATGATAAATATAAATCTAATAGACCTAACCTAGATCAAGATATACGTGATAAGCTAAACTTCTTACATCGATATGCAATTACAAGTGGTGCAATACCCGCTGATAATATGGAAGCCGATGATTTAGTTTGCATATGGGCTTATGAAGCACGTGAAGCTGAGGATCAATACGTAATTTGTGGTATTGATAAAGACTTAAAACAAATTCCAGGTAACCATTATAACTATGGTAAAGACACTTGGGATTTTATTGATGATGATACTGGCCACTATAATCTAATGCTGCAATGCTTAACTGGTGACAATACAGATGGTATTCCAGGACTTAAAGGTATTGGCCCCAAGAAAGCTGAAAAGATTCTTAAAGATACACCTAAAGAACGCAGATGGAACAGAGTTAAAGCTGCCTGGCGTGGTCATGGTGGTAACTTAAAACAGCTTGAGGTATCATATAAACTTTTACGAATGCTAACATCATGGGAAGAATTAAATGATATTAGAACACACCTTTCAGGTGAAGCCACTATCGGCAAACAACATGACGTACCGCAACAAAGCGATAAAGCAGAGGCAGTACATCGATTATCAGAATGAGTTACGCGATGAAATCCTCGGGGTCGAATGGCCTTTCGGGGATGATCGTGTTTCATTCTATATTGTAGCAGGCTTCTCAAATAGAGGGGCTGATCTTGATAATGTAATTAAACCACTCTTCGATACTTATCAAGGTATCTTTGAAGAGTTTAACGATAATAAGGTGTACTATGCAGAACTACACAAAACAATCGTCAGTAAAGGAGCCGAGTTCCTTTACGTCAGAGTGGGAAGAGTTGACCCTAATAAAATCAAAGAAGGTACAGCGTATGCAGAAGAAGCAGCAAAGCTCTTTGCGCCGAAAACAAATAAGGAAAACTAAAGAAGAAAGACTTTGGAAATGACTAAATATGTACAAACTGAATGTCCTAAGTGCGATTCATCAGATGCATTTACTATCTATGAAGATGGTGCGCACTGTTTTTCATGTAACTATTCAACTAAGAAAGTAACTAAAATGAATAAAGATAACACAAGTCCTTGGCCTGATGAGGTTGATGAGGATTATTTTAAAAGCGATATAGATAAAATTACAGATCTCAATAGCTTTGCAGTAACTAGTAGAGGTATTAGTAAAGCTGTTGTAGATTACTTTGGAATTAAAATGTCTATTAATCCGGACGGTTCAGGCGGCTCACACTTTTATCCATATACTAAAGATAATAAAGTTGCAGCATACAAAGAACGTAAGCTACCAAAAGAATTCAGAATTCATGGTAGCTTTACTGGTACTGAATTATTCGGACAAGCTTCAGCAATGGGTGGTAAGTCTTTAGTAATTACTGAAGGCGAGCTAGATGCTTGCGCTGTTGCTCAAGCATTCTATGATAAATACCAAAAGATCTATCCTGTAGTTTCTATACCTTCAGCCTCAGGTATTAAAGTATTACTAGAGCAACTAGAATTTATTCGTAAGTTTCAAACTGTTGTATTATTCTTTGATAATGATGAAGCTGGTAAAGCTGCTGTAGAAAAAGCTGCAAAGATTATTGGAGCTGGTAGATGCAAAGTAGCTAAGCTAACTGAAAAAGATCCAAGTGATGAGCTACTAAAGCACGGCTCATACAAATTACTACAAGCTTACTGGGATGCACAAACGTGGTCACCAGCTGGTATTGTAGTAGGTGAACCTATATGGGATCAGTTTAAAGCTAGACAAGCTGTTGAAAGTATACCATATCCTAGTTGTCTTGAAGGCTTAAATGATAAGCTAAAAGGAATTAGACAAGGTGAAATTACTTTGTTTACTTCAGGTACTGGTAGCGGTAAATCAACTGTGATAAAAGAAATTGCTCTTGAATTACTTGATAAATCTGCAGATAAGGTTGGCCTTATATCTCTTGAAGAATCTGTTGGTGACACAGCAGAGAAGTTTATTGGGATGGCTTTAGAAAAATCTACGGATAGTATTAGATCACTATCAGATGCTGAACTAAGAAAAGGTTTTGAAAAAGTATTCACAGATGAACGACTAGTATTACTAGATCATCAAGGTTCTTGTGCTGATACTTCACTGCTAGATAAGATTGAATACATGGCTCTTATGGGTTGTAAGTATCTTATACTAGATCATATTACTATTGCAGTCTCTGAAGGTTCAGAAGGCTTAGGTGGTAATGAAGCAGTAGATAAACTAATGAGTGACTTACTTAAGATAGTAAAGAAACATAACGTATGGCTTGGCCTGATTTCCCATTTACGGAAAGCACCAGGTGGAAGCCGATCATTCGAGGAGGGTAACCTTGCATCAATCGACGACATCAAAGGCAGTGGCTCGATCAAACAGATCTCGTTCGACATCATTGCGTTCGCACGAAACCTTGTATCAGAGGACAGTACAGAAAGGAATACCATTAAGTTTAGAGTCCTCAAGTCAAGATTTACTGGACAGACTGGTACAGCTGGAGCTGCAGCTTATAGCCCCGAAACAGGAAGACTAACCTCAACTTTAAACGAAACATTTACGAGTATTTAAAATGCCAAATCAACATAAACTAGATGAGCTATTTATAAGTATAGCTTTTAATGTAGCTCAAATGAGTTATGATGAGGACACTAAAGTAGGATCAGTAATTGTTAAAGATGGTAACATACTTAGTATGGGTTATAATGGCATGCCTTCGGGCATGTCTAATGACTGTAAGCATTCTAACGGTATTACTAGATCAGAAGTAATTCATGCAGAATCTAATGCTATTTGTAAGTTAGCACGTAGCACTCAGTCTTCTGAAGGATCAACCCTATACTGTACGTTAGCACCTTGCGTAGAATGCGCAAAGCTTATACTACAGAGCGGCATAGAACGAGTAGTCTTTGCCGAGCATTACAAAAATGAATCAGGCACATTATTATTAATGCCTAAAATTAAAGTAGATAGGATAAAATATGCAGGCTCAACTTCAATACTTAGCGAAGAAAATAAGAAAAGCTAAGGCGCATATTACTTGCAGTTTGCTAAAGCTATCAAGTGAAGCAGACTTAATGAGCTACCTAGTGTTTTCAATGGATACTATTCAACAACACTTTACTCGCAATAGTATACGAGGAAACAAATCATACCAAGGTGAAGCTAACTTAACACACTTAAGTGCAAGCATTGGTGAGCATGTTCTTGATGACTTAAAATATTATCATGAAGACTCACCACCTTGGGAATGGTTTAAACTTCGTGTAATGATGGGTGATTTATTTATTGAAGCGTTCTATCAAACACACCAGATTAATATAGGTAAAAATAAAGATGATAGCTTTGTACCTATGGAAAGTTTAGATCGTAGCTTAAAAAGAAGTCGAACACATTATATTGTTGTACCAGAACTATGGAACTTAGATATACCTGAAGGGTCTAAAGACTTATTAGTTGGCACAACATTTAATAAACCTGAAGATATTACTACACTCATGCAACCAACAGATCGCCCAGTAATAAAAGGCTGGACTGACCAAAGGAGCAATGAGTTTTTACAGTATTCTCAGCGCGACTTTATTAAAAGTATGAATGTACTACAGCAAACCCCGTGGAAAATTAATACACAGATTAGGGATATTCTTAAAACAAATAGAGAGAAAATACTTAATCAATACAAACACTTACCTAAGAAATACAAGTCTAAAATAATTGAATTTGATTTAACTATGGCTAGATCAGAGTTAATACAAGACAAAGTATTCTACCAATACACAGAAGCAGACTATCGTGGTCGTGTATATTACTCAACACCATTCTTAAACTTTCAAAGTAATGATATTGCTAAAGGCCAAATGTTATTTGCTAATGGTAAACTCATGACTGACGAAGGTTTACGTAGACTTAAAATACATATTGCTTGTTGTTATAATACAAGTTATAATCGCAATGCATTACCTAGCTGGCTATCAACCGACTACTTACCTTACTTAGAGGATGAAGAACTTGATGATATATCAGTTGATAAAATGACACTTGAAGATCGAGAAGCATGGACTGATAATAATATTGACATGCTACTTGAAATAGCTGCTGAAGAACGAATTGAATTAGCAGCAGAAAAACCTATAACATTACTTGCTTGCGTATTAGAAATCTATAATGCACTTAATAGTGATGGTGAATACTATACTTACTTACCTCTACCTGTTGATGGTAGTAACAATGGTTGGCAACATTTATCTGCAATGTCTAAAGATAAGCAAGCTGCCGAGCTAGTAGGCGTAGTACCACAAAAGATACAGAAAGACTTCTATGTACAATGCGCTAAGAATCTTATTAAAAGATTACCAGAGTGGTTCAGTGAGCGCCAGATGCCCATGAAACATATACGTAAGGGTATAGCAAAGCGCGGTTCAATGACTCGAGCATACAGTGCAGGTGCTTTAAAGATTGCTGAGAACATGTATCTCGATTGCCATGTTGAAGGCTACCTAGAAAAGTATAATATTACAGAAGCCGACTGTCAATTATTAGCTAAGCATTTAATTAAAGCTATTGATGAAGTTTGTTCAGGTCCTTTACAAACTATGAAGTTCCTACAAAAGATTGCAGAAGCAGAGATTGCATCTGACTATGCTAAAGAAACAAATCAAAAATCAATTAAATGGACAACGCCTTCCGGCTTTCCTGTTATCTATGAATCATTTATAGATAATGAGTTTAAAGAGAAAGCTGTCATTAGCTGTAGCAATCGTAAAGTAAAACCAATTATTCGTAAAGAAGATGGAACAGAAGAGATCACTGATACTATTCGTATTCAACATGTCGGTAAAGAAAATACTGATAAACCAAAGATACGAGCATTCATGTCAGGCATCTCACCAAACTTCGTCCACTCTATGGATGCTGCTCATATGGCTAATGTAATTAAAGAATGGGATAACGACTTTGCTGCAGTGCACGATTCATTTAGTGTACATGCATGTGATGTTGATGACTTACTTCAAATAATTAAAGATAAATTCGTAGAGATGTATAACTACGAGAACTTCTTTAATGTTATAGAACATATGATTATAACAAACCCCGATAATTTTAACTACCCACAACCAGAGCTTGGAGTTCTGGAGATACAGGAGGTGCAAGACAGTGACTACTTCTTCGCGTAAACCTGCAGGTATTTTACCTGTTAGACTAGGGCTAGAGCCTGATAATAAAACAGCATTAAGTGAACTAGGAATGGATGAAGCATTAGCTGATACTATGACTGATAGAGAACTTGATGAATTAATAATTGAAACAGAATATAACCGCGTAAAAGAATACTACGCTAGCAAAGGAGAGGACGGTGAACAATATGCCAATGACTGGAAACGAGAAGCACTCTCTAAAATCAAAGCTGACTAACTTTATAGCATCACCCTTTATGCTTTGCGCGTGGCTTTGTTTATTTATTACTTCAATAATTACTGGTAACGAGCATTACCTAATAGAGATTGAAAAAGATAAGTAAAGTAAATTAAGAAATAAAAATACCCCTAAGAATACCGTGATGGTACTCTTAGGGGTTTATTTTTTTTAGTAACCTTAAGGGTTACATGCCGTTAAAGATCTACATTCCGAGGTTCTAATCGAACCATCTTCATCATTTCTTTTTTATCTTCAGTTATAGTTTTAACAGCTGCTCGATTTCTATTACTTAGCTCAAGCTCCTTAGTTATCAGCTTAATTAATATAAGGGCTTGAGCATTAGTAATTGTTTTAGCACCTATATTTATACCAGAAGATGTGGCTGCTTTAATTACATTGTCAGCTAGTTGCCCAGCATATCCATTTAAACCTCCCTTATAATCTTTTACAGTTTCACCAGGTTGTTTTGCTCTATACTTAATAGTTCTTGCAAAAGAGAATTTAAGATTATAATCCTTGCTCTCTTTCCCAGTTGGTCCAACAGCAACACTAAATTGAGATGCTAATCCTCTAAAGGGACCTTCACCATTCTTTGCTGCAGCCCAATCTATTATTCCTTCAGGGTTTTTAGCAAGCTTATTTTGAGTGGCTTCCATAGCTTCACTATACCAATCTTCAAAGATAGACTTGACATAACTATGTTCTTGAATAGCTTGCGCCCAATGCTTATTAGATTCTTGTCTAACAGATTCAAAGCTACCTAGGTCAGTAACAAAAGCATCAAAGACAGGTAATACAAATGGCTTACCACCTTGAGGAACATTATTAGTTATTGTATTCCAAGATGCCTGACCTGCTGTTCGAGATACCATATTACCATCATATGATTGAACAGCAATAGGTTGAATACGGCCAGAGGTATAACCACCTGGTCCCATTCCTGGTCTAATCGCAGATGCTTCGGGCTGGTCTTTATATAACTCAATAGAAACTTTCTTTCCTTTAGTCTGGCCTTCCTCTGGTCTCCAAGAAAAAGATGTTTGTCGGGTAAGTTCCGGGACCATTTGTTTTCCAGCGGCATAACTTCTAAAGCCCATAGCATTATCAAAGTAAAGTAGTTCATTAGTAATTGTAGAAAATAAAGCGTTTGCTTTTAGCAATCTTCCAGTATTAATAACCTTTGAATCGAGTACATTAAATATAGAATCAACTAGCATAGCATGTAAGAAATCAATAGCATCATCAGGTGATATATTTATTTTTTCAGCAACAGCTCGTATAGCATTTCCTTGTGGCCCAGTAAATACAGTAGTTTCAACATGCATTTTTAATGATGTAAGTTCTTGACCATAACCCATAGTCATAGGTGATTTTTTCAAAAAGTTCTCTTTATCTTGCACAGCTAACTCAAGTATTTCTTTATACTCAGCTGCTTGTTCCTGAGGATATAATGAGCCTGCTTGATCTGATACAGTATCAATCATAACATCTTTCATTGCATCTCGCAAATCTATTTCATCAGTAGCTGTAAAGTCTTGAGTACGAATAAATCCACCACGCTTTGCCATCTCAGGTATGCCTAATAGTATTGCGTTAGTTGCAGGACCATGGGTCATTCCATCTTTCTCTACTGTAAGAGTAGATATAAATTGTTTACCAGATTCTGTATTACTTTTTAATGCTTTGTCATACTTAGCAAGCTCAATATAATACCCTGCTATCATAGCAAATTCTTTTCCATGGCTTGCAAGCGCTGCTTTTAGCGGTCCTGATAAAGGATCATTGCCAAACCTTTGTTGCATTTCCTTTTTAATAGTAGTAGCTTCTTCAGGAGTATTAGCATTTCGTAATCTAATAAATATCTCTTTAGCACCAGCAGTATCAAAATTTTCGTTTGCTTGAATAAGTTCATTACCCCAAGCTACTGCTTGAACATACTCGTTAGTATTATTACTTACACTACTTTCAAATAATTTAATACGCTCAGGGGTACTTAGTGTTTTAGTTTTACCAACACCTGGTTTCTTAAAAAGTCTTGTAGCAATAATTTCTTTCCAAGCATTTTCTAAGTTACCACCACTACCTGCCTTCCATTTAAATACATTACCACTACCTACAACGCCTCTAACAACCTTATGTGCTTGAGGGTTATAAACAGTCTGCTGAACATGAGTTCGACCAGTAAGTCCTTGTATTGAAAAAGTTAAAAAGTTTTCTTTACCTGAATACTTTGCGATACCTGATAAAATATTAACTGCTTTTTCTCGTTCGCTTTGTAATATTCTTATTGGATCATATGCTAAGGCCTGCTGCATCTGTTCTTCAGACTCGTTTCTTATTGCTATATTTTTAAGCCGTTCTTTTTCATTCATTAATTCAGCTAACTTTTTATCACCAATATCTAACATATCAGAATAGAATTGGTTAGTCAGAACTTTAGCATTTAATAGCCCTAACATACCTACCATCATTGTAGTTGTTTCTCGTATAGGATCATTAATATATGCAACTTTATTATAGTTAGCAATAGAGGTTTGTAAAGTTGAGATATCTTTCATATCACCAACCTTGGTTGTAATTGGGCGAACCCTTGTACGACTTTCAAATACAGGTTGAGCTGTAGCTGATGGTGCATTTAATGGTGGTATATCGGGTAAAGCAAATAAACCTTTAAAGCTATTGTTTAATCGCTCTAGCTCTAATGCTCCTTCAGATGTTAGCTGAAAATATACTTGACCACCAGGCTCGCCTACCTGAGTATCATCTCTTACTAGAATATCTGGATTAGCTTTAGAATAAACTTCCTTTGCCATATCACCTATAAAAGTAAATGTCTCTGGTGAAATTGCATCAATATCTTTTAAGTAATCATCAGAGGGTCTACCCTGATTAGTAGCTGACTGTCGTTTCCATTCTTGATAAATCTCTCTACCAAGTCTTTCACGACCTTTAGCTTTAGCTATTCTAGTTGTAGGTACGCCAGGAGCTGCGCTTTCTGTTGGATCATCTAGCTCACTACCAGGAGGTGCTTCAGATTCTTCATTAGCTACCATTTGATTATGTAGATATGACTCTGTAACTAGCGACATAATATTACCAAACTCTGGATCAATACCTATTCGTCCTGTGTCTTGATTATACTTACCCGCATCAAGCACACGAGGATCAAAGAATATACCTTTAGCTGAAAGGTTTACATTTGAATCTCTTGTAAGGGGTATAGTAGGTGGTATAATTGTACCACTTATTTTATCAGTCCTAGATAATGTAGCTTCCGGAAACTGGCTAATAGTTTCTGTTTCACCAGCTGTAAGAGAAGCCGCTAAATTATTAGTTAACACATTTGTTGTATTTTTTCCACGCTGTAATGCAATAGAAATAGGTTGGTCTGACTTAAAAGAAGATGGTGTTAAGCTAGTAACATTTAATCTTTCGGTTAAAGACGGTATCCTTTCTAATTCTCTTTGTTGATCTTCTATAGTAGGCTCAGTAGGTAAAGCCTCTGGCATAGCCATAGGTTCCATCTGAGGACCACCAGCAGCTTCAGCCGCTGGAGGTGTAGTAATTATAGGTGCAGCAGATTGAGGTGCTTGTACGGGTTCCGTAGGAGCTGCCTCAGTTGGCTGCGTGGGTACAGGCATACTAAGTATATCTGCAAAATCGCTAACCTTACCTTCAGTAGGTAGGATAGGTGTAGCTCCAGGTATTACACTTGGTCCTGAAAATTTAGCCATGTACTATTCTCCTATTCAAATATGCTAGCAATTGATCTATTAAGTTGATTAAATGGTCCCAATAATGGGGCAGTCTTAAGTATATCATATACACCTTTATCTGTTCTACCTTCTATTATTTTACCTGCTCCACCATATACACGTGCAACATTCGATAAAGATGCTGCTTCACCTGAAATAGTATTAAAGAACCACTCAGCAGGATTATCAGAAGATGATTCGTATATTGGATAGATAAAGTTTATAACTCTTTCACCAGTACCTAATAAGCCTGATGAACCTACAGCTCTTTGAAACTTTTCCATATCATCAAGATACGGAGAAGGCTCACCATACTTTAGTAAATCTTTTAGATACTGAGATACAAATCCAAGCAATAACATAGTAGCCATAACAGCAAAAGCATTGTACTTCATTGCAGGAGTACCACGTTTAATGTACTCGCCCCACATCTTTGGTATTTGATTAGCAGTAAATGTACCAATGAAACCTTGGAACTGTGTGAATAAAGCTAAGTGTTGATTCTGATAAAACAAAGGACGGTTAGCAGTACCAGGTAATGCAATAGCCATATTAACAAAATTGAATGTAGCTTCATTCATCATACTATCAAACTCTGCTGAAATCTCAGGAGTCCAACCACCTCTTGATAATTGCATTTCAATTAAACGATCTATATTAATACCTAAGTTTCTAAGATGCTCTTCTGATTCTTGTACATCGTTTGTTTTAGGTTTACCTGAAGTATCAAATCGATAATCCATAATAGTGCTAAGATGATTTAAAATAAAGTCGTCAGCTATCGATGCACGAATACTACGAGTATAATCAGTCCACTGTTGTAATCCGATAATCTTAAAATACTTATCTAATAGATGACGTGAAGCATGCGTGTTTTCAGTAGCACCTACCGATTGTGCAGCACCAACATCCCAGTCAAAGAAACCTAAGCGTTTAATATTAGCTTGTCTAGTTTCTTTACCAACTTGTCTATTAGTACTATTAAACCTTGGGTCCATCATGGTTCCCCATAATGCCTCAGCCATTTCTTTACCAGCATTACGTATAGTAGTAAACACCATACCTTGAGGTAAGCCAATAGTTGTAATAGCTAACTCAACAAATGATGATAGAGTAGCAAGAGGTAATCCTGCAACAGTCGTCCATATACCTAAGTTCTTTTGTATATTAGCAAGCGTTTGATTCTTAAGTCGCTTATAGTTACCTGATTCAGCATCTAAGTAATCTTGCATTTGAGATGCTACTTTATTTACTTGCTCAGCAGGTACACCTTCTTCTATAGCTTGATTAAGTAACTCATTAACCTTTTCATTATTATCACCTAAGAAATCTTGATAAGTAATATATCGAGATGCTGACTTACTTGCATTAGACATATTAACAAATACATCTGACTCCATAAACTCATTGAACTCAGGATTTTCAGATAAGTTAAGAGTACGACTTCTATGTGCAGCAGGAACAAACCTACCTTTACCAACATTAAAAGCATCTCTTTCAGCAACTAATGTTTCTTGATTAAGAATATTAGTAGTTAACTCAGTTGCATCTGCTCTTGAATAATTATAATTGTCTATTAGCTTTTGAATAAATCCTTCACGGTTCTTTTCAATATTAGCTTTATTAAAAGATTTATACTTAAACAGATAGTTAGTTACATAACCAAGATCTAATACTTTATTATTACGTTGAGCAGCAGCATTCTGATCGTTGTAAAGTTTATCACTAAGTACACTTACCTCATTATAATATTGAGTTAACCAGCTTCTATGCTGCTTTAGATCATCAGGTAATGTATCAAAGTCTACATTAGATCCTGTCTTATCACCAAGCCATTGACTAAACTTATTAACAATCCGAGATATCTCAGGTTGATTAACAGTTTTTAATCCAGCAGCTTGTGCATATTCAGCAGGTGACTTAACCATGTTGCGATATTCAGTAAGTAAATGATGCTTATTATTTTCAAAATTAGATCCTGAAAACGTGCGCTGTAGGTTTCCACCAAACATATCTGCTAAAATACGCATAGATCTGGAACTATTTTGTAGACCCTCATTAAAAATAAATCTAGTTGATCCACGCCATAAAGCAGGGATAGACTGCCAAGCATCTTTAACTTGACCAAAGATTGTTCTTTGTAAATCAGTTTGTTTAGCAGACATCTTTTTATCTTCAAAGGTTGAAGCAGGTGCCTTCCTATTTTTTAATGAGCTTGAAGTATCTTGATTTAATTCTATAATAGATTTTATTCTACCAAACTTTTGTTGCTCTTCTTCAGCATTGCGTCCAGCAAAAGATAATCTTTTCTGTTCAGCAGGTGCTTGTCTTACAGCAACGTCAGTCCAAGCCCCAACATCATACGTTACACCAGGCAAAGCAAAGCCTGCACCTAATGTACCACCAGCAATTGTAGCATTAATTAATCGCTCTTGCATTTCAATTGCATCAAATGTTTTATCACTACCAACAACAGCTGCCATATATCCTGCAGCTTCTTGAGCAGCCTCGGTAGTAGCTTCACCAGCTAAACCTTTAGCACTAGAACCTAGTAAGCTACGTAATACATTACGAGCTTTAAGTTGATCTTTAGCAACTTGTGATGCAGCTCCAGCAAAGTTTGCTACTTCTAATCGTGTAGCATTCGCTACCATATTTTTAGCAACCTCTTCGCTAACACCATCTCGTGTAACAATAGCTTTAACAGCAGCATCTCTAGTTTCTTTCTTAAGGATACTAGCTCCACCAATTAATGCTTGTAAACCTAATCTATCTAAAGCAGCTTGGGTTACACCTGAAGCAATGGCTAGTGATGCACTTTTGTTTTCTGAATCACCCTCCATCTCATTCCAGGTTTGTCCAGTGTATGTAGCAACTGGTGCAAGTAAAGATAGTCCACCAGTAAAAGGTGAAGCCATTGTACCAGCAACTGTTATACCCATGTATGGTAAAGATATTGCAGCGTTGTTTCCTAGGTATTCAAAGAAGGTACCTAATGAATCAATGTCCCATTCATTACCAATTACATTACCTTGATTATCTAATACAGGTTTAAGTGCACTAAGCTTTAATTCAGGCTTAGTAGAAAGGTAGTTTCTTTGTTTAGTTATACCAGCTTCACCAATATTTTCTAACCAATCCCACCCAGTTTTATTACCAGCCATTTCAGCTACGCCATACATGCCTTCAATAACACCTGTTAAACCTACATCAAAGCTTTCACTTAATGGGTTAACAGCTTTGTTTTCTAAAGTACGATCAAGGTTTCTTACTTGTACGCCAGCAGTAATAAACTTATTAGCTTCATCCATGCGATTAGCATACATAGCTAAAGATTCACCAGGCTGTCTAGGCGCGTTTAATTTAGCAAGCGCTACTTCATTTAAAGCAGTTTGTTTAAACTCCTGCTCACGAGACATCTCGTTTAAAGTAGCTTGCTCTATTGCTTGACTACCCTTTTCCCAATCATTAAGAGGCTCATCTAGCTTACTTGCATTCTCAGCCATACCTAATCTAGCTGCAAGTATTTCGTTTTCTGTACTATA